GCCCCTTATGCTGCTCCTTGATGAGACGGCCATTATACCAGTATTCTCGGTATCCGTAAGGGCTTGTAATTCTGTTGATTCCTGCAAATGGTGTCATGATGTTTGCCTCCTTAATATGTTTATGCAAATTTAATCGCGATATAGTTTACGCGCATTGTCGAGCTGGTAAAGTTTCCCGCATCTGCGGTAAAAACGGCCCACTTGCTGTTTACATAGCCGGTGGTCACTACTCTCGGATGAAAATCATAATCACCGTTTGCCGCCAAAACAACACAGTTTCCATTTGTGTATGAAACACCTGTCGTGCCGAACAATGTGTTAAGAGTGTCTGAGTTGAACAATTCTGCGCGCGCGCTGGTTGTTGGAGTGGTTATGATTTTTACCCCAGCCTTTATCCTCATGCCATTAAAAGCACGCTGCACAGTTAAGTCCTGCACAACCGTCAAATTACCGCTTATTGTACCTCCGGCTTGAGGCAGAGCATTGTCAGCTTTTTCACCCTGCGCGGCAGTAGCGTAACGCTCATCGCTTTCGGTTTTGTTGTATATATTAGATAGATTCGACGCAATTACCGCAAACCGTTTTTTAATCTTCCCGAACAGCACGGTCAGCTTTTCCCCGCTGGCTATATCCGCGTCCTGTGACGCTTCGGAGAACGCTACGGTGTTATTTGACACGTCGCTACGGGATCCAATCAGATCCGTCATCCGCACCTCAACCTCGCCGCCCGTCATGACGGTGAGCGGCCCGGCGGCGTTGTCAATGTCCAGCGGGTCCGTAGCGTACACTTCGGGAGAACTGAGCACATAGGCAACTTCTGCGCCTGTGGAAAGTGCTCCCGTGCTGGATATCCACGCCGTTGTGATACTTTCGCCCGCATAGCTGGCAATGTAACCCACATTGTACGTCACAACAAGCTTTTCGGCACCTTCATGCTTTTGCCGCGTCACGCACTTATCCTTGACATCGCCCACACGTCGTAGCGGGCGCGGGATGGGGATAGGTGTCACACTGCCCTGATAGGTTTCGTATGGTAGTGGCTCCGCGCTTTTAATGATGTATGGGCGATAAGTTCTATTTACGACACTGCCTTTCGTAATTACAATATACACTAATGCAAATTCGACATGAGGTTGTATCGTTAGGTCGAAAAATGTAAAACCATTTTTTGTGACTGGGTAGTCGTACGCTGGAACGATTCCCGTCACGCCCATGAGCCTATACAGTGAAGCGGGTATGGGCTTTAGATTAAGATACGTTTCTGCTGTCGCTGTACCAGACACGGTAATGGTTCCATCAGCATTAACGGCAATATTTAGCCCATTTTTCGTCTCGCTCACTTGACTATACGGCAGCGGCAGCAAGTTCCTCCCGCACACATGAACGCTATCCACCCCCGTGAGCGCCACAGGAGCCTCCGTAGTACCGCCCTGTGCGTTCTCGCCGTAGGCTGTGATGGACGCGATACGCTGCGCCCCCGCGTAGGCGATGGAGACGGGGGTGCCGCTGTATGTAACGGGTTGGCCGGCAGCCCAGTCTTTGGACATTGCGGCGCTATCTGCGGCGTCCTGTGCGCTTTGTGCGGCGTTTTCGGCTTGCTCTGTCGCATCGGTTACGGCTTGCAGCGCTTTTGCAATTTCAGCTGTAAGTACGTTGTAATAATCGCTTGAGATGATTTCTGCGTCAGTCAGGACGCTTTCCTCTACAGAAATTTCAAACGTAAATGTTGTAAGTTTTTCTGATGCAGCATTATACATGTTGATTTCGCAATGGACACAGCCTGCCGCGGTCAATACCTGTTCCACAAGTTCTACTGTAACTGTATTGCCAGATACAGTAATGGCCGGAGAGTTGTCCGGCAGCGTGTCATAAAAGCCCGCTGTGCCGTCTGGTTTTTTATATCGGAAAGCAATCTCTGTTCCGCTTGGCACAGGATAGTCTAATCTGCCAACGTATAGATGTGCCGCAATATACCGTGTGTTTCGGTCGTTTTGTTTTGCCTTTATAATGACCGGACTACCCGTTTCAAGTAAATCAAGCGTTATGTTTTTTGTTACTTGCATGTTGCCTCCTATGTTCCTGTTAAAACATATTTCCCTAGTTCATTGCTATACGTCCATGATACTGCTTTGCTATTAATCGCCTCAGTTGTTACCCCGTTAGAAAATATGCCACTACTGACATTTAAACTTGACGCAAGTTTTCCCGAAGAATTTCCGGTTGTTGTTATATAACCATAAGTCTCTCGCGTTCCATCCGAATTTACTTTTCTGAAAGATAACATTCCGCTTGATATCGCCACTTCAATTTCTTGACCGTTAAAATCACTTCTCCATTCTTGTATTCCAAAATCAAGATTAAGTGATACATTTCCAGATGTGCTGTTTATTGTTCCTGCCTTAATCAAATCAGCATTGAGCGTTCCAGTATTTATATTTGTGGCATCTATGTTGATAATTTTTGCAAGAGCCGCATTTAATGTTCCTGTCGTGATGAAGTCTGCAACCAAACTCCCGTCAATCGTCCAAGCATTTCTGTAAGGCCCGTTTACACCATTCGTTGAAAACCCAATGCCGTTTGTATTTATGCGTAACACATTTTTTGCAGTTTCAACGCTTGGCGTGTCCAGAAACAAGATTTCTTTCCATGTGCCGTTGTCATCTTTAACCGCTATTACATAGCCATCGGCACTGGTTAGCCAATTTGTAGCGTTGTTTATGGCTTTTTGCATTGCGCTTGTTGTCGGTGCTTTTTCTATTTTTTGCTGCTGGTCTGCAATCGTATATGCAATATTAGCTCGGATGTCTCCAACTTCGACGGATTCATAACGCTCAAGCAATACATCAGTTATAATCCTTACTATTTCTGCTTTTGCATTTATCCCAAGCGCTTCAAACTGTACTGTAACGGTGTCGCACAAATCGCACTTTTCAAGCAGCGACAGATCTTTGTATTCTTCGGTTTGCTCAAGCTGCACAAAACTCACGCTGATGCTTACACTTGGTACACCAATTTTATTTGATTTTATATATTGCATGGCGCGCGTCTCCAGCTCACTTGCTGTAGGTTGGTTCTCAAAATCAGACGAAAAATCAATCGTCATTATACGGACAAAATCAAATGTGCCATCTACATTGACAATATTCCCTTGTACAAGTTCTCCTTCAGCTCCAACCCAATACGGAAGAACGCCTGTTGCTACGCTTGATATATTCGCATCTTGTTCTACGTCGGTCAAATTTTTTCCATATCGAATCACAACACCATTATCATTGCCGCGCTGGTTGTAAAGCCTCACAAGAAATTTGTCAAACAAATATTCTCCACCGTAAACGTCTAAAATAGAACCCTCCACGCCCCCAAGCACAGAACGGGATGCGGACGGCACCAATACGCTAAAATTTGCTGTCGTAGATTTATCCGTCCAAAATGAAAAAGGACTTTCCACTGCTGCGTGAGAAGCCATACCGCTTAACGCTTCTGCCGCCGAGCCTGCTGTAAATGGATTTACGGGGATTCCAGCAAGATCATAACTAATGTGTTGGGCATATATTGTTGCGATTCCATTGATAGGCCTTGTAATGCGGTAAACGCGGAATGGCTGTGCTTCACGATAAGGTGACGGAATTGCATATATAATACATCTGTTTTGGATTTCGCTGAAATGGATTCCGCTTTGAGGATACTGCATTTCGAGCTCATACAGCCCGTTCCGTTCTTCGGTCACGATGCAACTTATCGCATCCGACAATGCACCAAGCCCCTGTGTTGTAAATTCCGTCGCAGTGGACGGAAAAAGAATTGGTTTCATATTGTCCACCACCTTGGCGTAATTTTTACTCCGGTAATTCCTCCACTCCACATAATCGCTGTATCTCCATTCGGAAGATATGGGAAGTCAGCCCCGGAAATAATGACATTATTATTTTTATTCAGTGTCCCATAGTAGGCGTTTTGCGTTTCGGAATCCAGTATGATTCCTCCGTCCATGCCTGTAATACTAGTGGTTACTGTTCCAATTACGATTTCTCCATCTCCGTTCCCTGTAATTTCAATAAGCGGGAACGCATCATTCCATATATTGTTTATGACTTGTCCCGATATTATGGAGATTGGATATTCGCCGGACTTAAAATATCTTTGTGGCTTGCAATCGAACTCTATCGTTGCACGCCCATATAAAAGCATCCAGTTTTCCACATCAAACGGCCCCGAAAAAAGTGCGATTCTAAACACGTCCGGGTCGTATGAATCCTCCAAGCGTTTATATCCATTCCCGGAAAGCAGCCATGATGCAATATTTCGCGCTGCTACTGTCGTTCCACATGTTTTGGCTTTAAACCATATTTCATATGGTTGTGTTACATTGGAGAACGCCCCGGTATCTCGTATGAGATCACCGGAGCGTCCGGGCACTGAAATCTTTTCTACCACACGCGCAGCATGATTGCTTGCAGGACATTTATCAATTCCGATTTTATAGTCAAGGCTGTTCTTCCCATCGAAGATGAAATAGCTCACCATACGGCCTCCCTTCGTGCAGTAGCATTCTGAATTTTGAGCATGATAATATCAGCAAGCCGGTTCTCGTCTTGACCGGGAGCGCCATTAACAGTGATATAAACGCCTCCCATATTCGACGCGCCCGCTTTTCCGTTCACATTGGCAGACATTCCTCCGGCCATAGATGCAACAGCATTTTCAAGCTTATAAGCATTCGCTCTTATTCCTTCGGCCATTCCCTGTACCATATCTGGCATCCATGTTTCGTAATCGCGTAACGGTCCGACATCCGGGCGTGAAAAATGAAGCCAACTTGTAATCGTATTTGCTATGCCTTTTACCGCATCTACAACTCTGCTTGCCATAGAGATAATTCCATCAACCAAACCTTGTATGAAGTCTCTGCCCCATTGAACAGCCTTCCCGGGTAGGGATGTTATAAAGTCCACTGCAGCTTGAAACCCATTTACGATTGCATCTTTGATATTTCTAACGGTGTTCGAAATCCCGTCTTTCATGTTTATAAATGCTGTCTTGATGCGTTCGACTAAGTTATTTACTGCATTACGAAAGCCCTCAAAATTATCGTAAAGCAGTTTAAATGCTCCTGCGAACGGATTTACAAGAAGCAAAAGCAGTCCTTGCCAGTTTGTTTTCACGAAATCAAGCACCTTGTTAAAGGCTTGTGGGACAGTAACGGTAAAGAAATGTACTATTCCATCGACGGCATTTCCAATTCCCTCCTTAATTCTATCCCATATTCCTATGACACCGTTCCTAAATTCTTCGTTTGTGTTCCACAAAGTTATAATTGTTGTAGCGAGAGTTGCAACCAATGTTATAACAGCTCCAATAGGGTTTGCAGAAAGAGCCTGCATCGCCTTTGCCACCAACGGAAATACATCAGCCATATTTTTGGCTCCTGATACAATTCCAGAAATCCCGGAAATTAAAGAAGCTATATTCCATGCAACAAATCCGGCTGCAATACCAGAAAGCGTTGAAATAATAACAGGCCCATAATCTATAAGCGCATTTACAAAGTTGTCAATATTTTTTCCAAACGCATCCCAGTCAACATTATTCATCCAGTTTTCAAATTCGGATGTGATATTTTGAATGATAGGGATAAGATTTTCAAGAACAGGTGTCCCAACTCGAGCTTGAAATTGTTTCCATGTTTCATTCAGATTTCCTTGGACATTTTCCCAACCATCCATTTCACGTGATGCTTGCCCAGCAGCACCAGAAAGATTTTGCGACGCTATGATTTGGTCAAGCAAAACCTGTGTTGTCTCACCTGCTGTAACATCTAAATCTTTATATTCTTTCCCTAAGCTTTTCATCGCTTGAGCTGTTCTTGTCGCTTCCGTCGATGCAAAGCCTAACGCAGCATCATTTGCAAAGTTGCCTTTGGTGTATGCCAAGACCTGTTCTGTTGCTTCTTCCAACGATCTATCGTAATATGCAGCAGCATCAGCAGCTGCATAAGATGCTTTTTCTGCGAATTGCAATGCTTGTGCACTTTCCATCCCGCTCGATCTGGCATATGCATAAAACTGTGAGAAGGCGCTTTGTAGTCTCGTAGGAACGATTCCTGTTGCTTCGGCAACGCTATTCATTTTTTCTCTTGCTGTGTCCGCAAGGTCTCCAAAGGTTTGTTCAAATTGAGCAACCTGCGCCTTAACATCAGCGGCACTTTCAATTGCTGATACAGCAAAATCTTTAAACGCAGATGCAAGCTCTTTTACACCGTTTACAATTGCTTGACTTAGCACATTTGCCTTTAGAACGTCTCCAAAAGACAGCGCAGAATCAGCGGCATCATCAAGGTTGTCAGCGGTATCATCAACCGCAGTATCAAGGCCTTTTAGATTTGAGCGCATATTGTTTAATTCTGATGTAGCATCATTAACGGCCTGCTTCCACTTTTGAGTACGTGTATCAGCTTCTCCAAATTCCTTAGCGGAAGTAGCAAGCCCCTTTTTTAGCTGCTCAATACGCTGCTCTTGTGTCTCAATCTGTTTTGTCAAAACGGCTGACTGTGCGGCAAGTTTCTCCTGGCTGTTGTCGTTTTTATCAAACGCCGATGTAACCGCTTTCATCTCGCTGGCCAGCGTCTTTGACTGCTGTATAATGTTATTAAGTTCTTTTCGAAATTGCGCTTCTCCGTCAATCCCGATTTTTGGCCCTATGTTTACTGCCACATTCTCACCTCACATTCAGCGCTTCTTCAAGTGTCAGCTTAATTTTTTGCTTTGCACCATTTGCAATCGCCATGCATGATGACAAATCCTGAATTTCCCCAGGAAAAGAAGTCAGGGCCTCCGCTTTGGAAAGCCCTGACTTTAATCCGATATAAAGCAGCCACGCAGCCGTTATTTTGACTGCGTGGCCTTTGCGTTTTTTGATTTTTCAGGCTGAACCTCTACTGTAACACGGTTTCCCTCTTTAATTGCGGCCATGATGACTTCCATGGCTGTTTTGATATCGGATGGAGACATTACAGCGCAAAGCATTTCATACGTAGGCGCTGTTTTGGCATCACATTCAATGCTAAACATCGCACAGCGCACCCTTTCCCGGTGTTCCGCACCAGACATCAGCGCCGATGCGATAAACGCAACGTTATCCACCATTTTTGCAATATCACTGTTGTCAAATGCCTTTTCAATATTTTCTATACCATCAAACCGTTTTGCAATGGTATTTTGCGCCTCGACTGTATATGCCACCGGATATTCAATGCCGCATACGCTCAAATTCATGCTCCAGCACCCCCAAGAAATGCTTTTACAGCCGCATAAGCCTCTGCCTCTGTGGCAAGGCCTTCCGCAGAAATAACCTTCCAATTTTTTGCTGTGGTGTCATCACGCTGTATAGTAGCCGTAAGCTCTTGTGTCTGCCAGTCGATTTGATCTTCCTGCGTGGCCATTTCATCAGACGGCAACCCAAATTTGATTTTTGGGAGGATAAGCGGCCAGTACTCCACTTTCCCCTCCATTTGAGTTCTGCGGACACATCCGAATCCAACATACGGAGGATTCAGGGCCTCTCCATATCCCTGCATTTGTACAGTTGTTTCAGTCGCACCTACTTCAATCGATGTAGGAGCAGGAAGCCCAAAAATTAAAGTAGCCGCTTCATTTGAGAGACCATCTACCGTAACTGTCGCTGATCCGCTTGTAAACTGTGCCGTTTCCACCTCTGCCAGAACATTGTTGGCATAGAAATTATTATCATCAGCCGTATCGATTTCAAGCGACAGGCTTACGCCTCGCGCCAAATCCATTCCGCTAGTATATGTAACCGTTGTGCCTGTATTGGCATATTTGGCGACATAGGGCATTGAAAAACCAGTTGTTACCATACTTTTCTCCTTTCAAAAAATGCGCACCAAACGGCGCGCATGTCAGTCCAATGATTTAATTTTCTTATCGATTTCCTCTTTGCACTTTTCAATAGCTTCTTTTTGAGTGGCTGAAACAGCATGACGAATAAATGGGGTTTTGTCCATATAACTGCTTCCACTTTCCACAACTCTTGCAATTAAAGCATTTGGTTGTCCTTTAGGATATGTTTTGGTTTGCACCGCATTATATCCGTCAAATCCAAGTTTAACATTTAAATAGCCGTTGTCATTTTGCATTGGGGATATTCCGAAACCGTCAAGAAGCCCCTTTTTCTGTTTAATTGACAGGTGCGATTTCTTGTTTTGTTTATAAGCCTTCATGTTTTCGACATCATTTACAGCTGGTAATGCAGTGATATTTTGACGCACCTTATCAGCCACAATATCAGCCATAGCATATACGCCTGCGCCGCAAATCTCTCTTGTGTTTTTCCCGATTTTTTGCAGATATTGTGCGTATTCATCGAGGCCTTTGAATTGGTATTTAGCCATTTCACACCTCAAATACCCACTCATAGTGAATCAATTTCGTGTCCTCTTCATATTGCACACTATTCAGATACCATGCGACTTCGGTATCATTCAGCGCGTTTGGGATAGATGTCATAAGCGGGTCGTTTTCCTGAGTCGTATATAAGTCTAACGTGCCTTGGTAAGCTTGCTCCATATGCTTATTCCCAGCCACAAAATCGTGTGCTCCATCTTCACCCCATACAATATACGGAGGTGTTTGATTTGGCGGCGCAGCGTAATGATATACATTTGAGGAAATGCCTAACAGCGCATTTTTTATGACTTCAAGGCGAATCAATTGAATCAATCCTTTCAAGCGTCAAATCTGTCATCGGCTGGCCGTCACTGTCCAAAAGGTGTTGCACTTGCAAAATTTTATAATATCCTGCTGCTGCTGAATCAAAATATGGAACAAGTTGGCACCTGTCAGCGGTAGATATCCCCGCATTGCGCTGCACTTCAATCAACAAATCTGCGCGGTCATCATATGCCGCTGCTGTCCAGTATCGCGTGATTCCAACCGTTTTGTCACCATAGTAACTTTGAAAGTATTTTACATCAAACATAAGCAAAGGCATTGACCCGGCGGAAGCTGTATTTTGCCCCCGCCAGATCGTAGCAATACCGGAATCAAGTAGCATTTTCCGTACCCGCCTTTTTACCAAAAATTCGGTTATTCAGCGTCCAACGCAGCATACGCGGCATTCCTTCATCTGTTGCTCTTTTTCTGAAAAGATACGCCGCATACATGATGATGAGTTGTCCATCCTCAACGCTATAAGGCGAAGTTAATACGACACCTTCGCGCGTAATGAACTGAACTGCGCTGTCAAGCAAGTGATTGAGCTGCGCGAGACGTGTTTCGTCCGGCATCAGCAAATTCAAGTCTGCTTGCAGCAGTGTCAACAAATCGTCTCGCGTCAACTCTCATCACCTCAAATTCAGCCGCCCGCTCTGGTAACCTCAACCGTGTACACACGGACAGCATTCCCCTGTTTAACAGTAACCGTCAGCGGGTGTGCCTGCCCATCGGTAAGCCATGTTACAGTGCCGCCATTACGCACGTTGTTGCCGTTATAAGAAATTTCAATCTGCGCTCCTGCCTGACTGCTGGTTGCTTCAATCTTAGCGCTCGTGCCCGTAGGCGCAAGCGTATATCTGTAAGTAGTAGAAGCGAATACTGGAGAAAGCGTTTCACTCCCAACAGCCAGCGCCGAGAGCTGGGCATCATTTGCATTGTCCGCAGCAAATTCCATTACTGTCGTGACATTCTGATTGTTGATGTTGATCGCCACAAACGCACCCGGAATCACCGGCGCGCCGTCAGCACGCTGTTTGCCCTTGAATACTGTATTGTCCTGAATGAACTGTACTTCTCTGCTGGATTCAATGGTCATTCCTGCACGCATGGCCAGCAAGTATAAATCGCCGTAACCACCGATGATATCTCCGTCCGGAATAAATTCAAGAACATCGATATCTCCGTCCACCACAGGCATTACTCCGGGATACTGAGCAATAAGACTGCCCTCATAGTTAAATGCAATCAACTTAGAACGCAATTTTGCATAGGTTTTGCTGTTCATTGCCCAGAACTGACGACCACGGCTGTATCGTGTGAAAGTGTTCCCTGCGGCTACAGCCAGCGCAGCCCAGAACGGAATCGGATCTTCCGTACTATCCACTTTTAGAATATTGCTTGTATGGAGATCGACCCACTCAGGCGCATTTGCTGGGTAATCTGCCGGTTTTGACGTCTGCGCCAGACGTGTGACGATGCCGAGAGGCATTTTGCTGGCTGTACCCTTACCGTACAAAATAGCCTTATCCATTGCAAGGCCAATGCTCTCGGAAAGCATTTCAACAATCCAACTTGCGAGGCCGATATCGTTGTCCTCCAAAATGGAATTGCACACAGGCACAAAGCCTGCAACCTTGAAACCGTCAAGCGTGATCTGATTGAACACAAAAGTCAGTTCATTGATTGCTCCGCACATCTCCGTCCACACTGCCTCTGGTACAGTGCCAGCGATGGTCTGACGTGCTTCACCACTGACGTTGCGCAGGCGAACCCGGTTCAGAAGCTTTGAGTAACGGAACATGTTTTCAGAGATAAGATCAAGGAAAACAACCGGAATAGTCAGCTCCGCGCCGGTCACAGCACGATTCTGCCCCTTCATGCTCCGCAGCTGAGTAAAAAACTCCTTCGTATCATCGCGTTCGACAATTGCTTTTCGCTGCTCCATCGGCAGAGCATCAAATGCGCGCTTGCTCATGGGAAGCGCCCGAATATTGATATCGTTCATATGAATTACAGTCCTTTCTTTGTGTTTCATTTCCGGATTACTGCGCGTCGGTGCTGCTTCTTCAGCGGCATCCAAGTCTGCTTCAAGGCCTTCGATTTCGGAGGAAAGCGCAATCTTTGCATCCTCGTGCGCTTTTTTCTCCGCATCATACTTGTCCACTTCTTCAGCTACAGCAGTTTCCTGTTCTTCTGTTTCTGCTTCACTGATTGCAGTTTCAAGTTCTGATTCTCTTACTGAAAAATCCGCATCTTTTGCGCGAAGTTGTTCAAGCTCTTCTTTCTTTTTTTCAATACTGCGCCGCAGCATCATGGTTTTAAGTGCCATTATTTTCTCCTTTCAGTCGTGCCAGCATATTGGCTTTCCATTCTTCTTTTTTTTGACGGCGTAAGGCATCAAAGTCCTTTTTTCTCGCTTGTACCGATGTGTCCTCATAGGCAGGGAACGTAACGACGGATACCTCGTATAGTTTTACCTTGCGCAGTTTCCATACCGTTGTTCCGTTTTCCATAACCTCAGTGCTCTGATCGACAATATCAAAACCGAAACTGCATTGGCTTACATCTCCACGTTTTACCCGTTCATATAGGTTCATCGCGTCCTGATCCGCCTGATTGATGGTGATACTTCCCCACAGGCCGGTACGGTCAACATGGAGCTGCAAAGTCCCTGCTGTTGTACGCCCAAGCACAAGCGTGCTGTCATGGTTTACCAACGCTCTGATATCTCCGTCCAAAGTATCATCAAAGGCATCTTCGTCAATCGTTTCGATGGCATTTTCCCACATGCGGTATTCACTTCCAAAAACCGCAAAATAGCCTTCTATATACAGGTTCCCATCCTCTGCGCGTGTTTTAAATTTGCTGTCTCGCACAAGCGCAGTCCTTTCAAAAGTCACTCACTTCCACCTCCATTCAACTTATTTTGTTCTCCAATCATTCCTCGCGGGATATAATTTTCCAAGATGACCAATTCATTTAGCCCAGGTAATGGAGACAGTCCAATCCAATCTCTCACTTCATTTCCTGTCATAATGCCTCTCACAAATTGATCGTCCGCAACTGCCGCTGTATCCTTTAGGTCATAATTGTACAAGCTTCTAGAATTAAACCTGAAAAACCAATCAGGGTTATACAGCAGTTTCTTTGTCATTTCCTGCTCTATTACACGCGCCATTGGCATGATTGTGGAATTTATAAAATTGTTCCATGCATCTCGATGGAAGTCTCCAATCCCTAATACGAATGGAGGAACTCCGAGAATCGATGCAACCGTTCGTTTATCCAGCGTTACCATATCGGATAATGCCAAATCAGATAACGTCAACGGCTTTACCTGTTCAACGCTGAATTGTTCCGCAGGAATCAGCCATGGTTCTCCCGCGCTGTTCGTGTTTATATAGCTATCCAAAAGTTTTTTTCTTCCATCTGGACTTGCAAATTCTTCCGTCAACGCGTCGACTTTTACGATAAGAGAAGGTTTCCACTTGGATTCCATAAACCCTTTTTCAGTCTTTGCCGCCTGCCTCAAATTGTTTGCCACGTCCGCAAGCGCCACTCTGTAGCCTTCACCTTTCCACGGGTAAAAACTTCCAGGGTTTAAAACAAAGTGCAAAACATCATTAGGGTCGTATTCTCTTCCATCAATCATTACCTGATAATCCCAAAGTCCATTTGGAACGAATGCTGTAAGTGCAGGAGGTATCGGAATTAAATCCCTTAATATCCCTCTGCGTGTATCAGGATATACAACAACGTTTCCGTTTCCTTCTAGTATCAAGTTTTTTACAACCCAATGGATAAACGTCGAGCGTGTCATATTATCATTCGGATTGATGTCTATTTTCCGGCTTAATTCATTTTTAATGCGGATATCTCCATCATTTGTATTTTCCATAAGGTGTATAGTCATACTCGCAATCAGTTTTGCAATCGTATCCACCGCAGCACAAATTTCAGGGTTTTGCGATAGACTTGTGTAACCTTTACATGCAAGTGATTCCCAAGCATCAGATGAACATACCCATGCTAGGCTTTGAGGTCTAGGCTCAGCTCTTGTCGTTGCGCGCCCACGCTTATTTTTTTTGCTCATGTCTCACCCCACCATTTTTTTGCGTTGTTGCTTCTGTCCATACTCTCAAGATATCTAATACAGGCAAAAACCGATGCATCAAACAAGTCGATTCGGTGCTCTGGTTGTATCTTGTCATACTGAATCATGTCATCGGTCTTTTCGATGGCCGATACATTTTCCACGCAGTATTCAAACGCTTCCGAATGCAAATAAAAAAGAGCACCATTTTTGGCGCTCTGCTCAATATATCTGAATCCCTCTGACTTTTTATAATAATACTGCGGTTGATCTACAATTTTAAATCCAGCTTGCTTCATACCAATAAAATATTCCCGGCAAAATTTCCGGTCATGCCCTACCTGTCTGATTTTAAATCCACGCTTACGCATGTCCTCAAACCATTTTACAACGTCTGCATGATTGACCGTAGGACTATTACACATCGTCAACCACCCATCATCTGCCCATCCGAATAATGGAATATTGTCTTGTTCTGCCTTTAGATGTGCAGCCACCACTGGGAAAAATGCATGAGTAATAATGATATCTACCCCTCTGTAATTTCCAAAGAGTGCTGCCGCAGTGAGATCATGCAGTTTTGAAAGATCCGCGCCACCGTACCAGTCAATCGGAAGCTTTGCAAGCTGCTCTAATGACCAATTATAAGCAGCATCGCTCTTCCGAAACTCTTCTATATCAAAATACGCTTTTATGGCATTGGTATACACGTTCAAACTTTTTGCAAAAAAATCCTTACGCTGTTGCGGGTCATTCTGCGCCTGCAAACTATCGTTCATGATTTCATCTGGGCGAATACTTACCCCATAAGCTGGATTCGCCATTTCATGTACAGCAGGACTTGTGTAATCAATGTTTCCGTCATCATCTGGATTTGCACAACACATAAAAATAAAATACTGTTCATCTTTCACTGTGCCGTCCAATATCTTACGGCAGTATTTCAGACGTTGGCCGAGAAATGCTTGTTCGTTATCACCAGCCGTAGAAATGCCAATTAAAAGTTTATTTGTGTACGCCTTCATAGCTTCTTTAAATAGATTGTATTGCTTTGGTTGACGTAATGCATGTATCTCATCTACGATTGCAATGTTGCAATTGAGAGAATCTTGCGCATCAGGGTTTGCGGCCAATGCCCGAATAAAAAACGAGCCATCCGGAAGCGTTGCTTCCATGGAATGCTCGTTGTTATTATCGATAATCTTAACATCCCCTCCGCTTTTGCTGTCTTCTCCCATTCTGCGGATATTGTAATCTAAGAAATTAAAACTTTCTAGAGATTGCATTAAAGCTGCAGATGCAATATAGGTTTTTGACCCACTGCGTCGATACCAGAGTGAAAGCGCCCAAGCTAGTGCAGCGGCAAAACTTGTTTTGATGTTTTTACGCGGAATAAAAATAAGGCCCTCATGGAACCTCACTATATCCGTACCGCGCAATTTGAATCCCAGAAGATTATAAATAATAAACTTGTGAAACGGTTCAAGTAAAAATGGTGTCCCTCTCAAAGGCGTTCCATCCAGCTTTTCTCCCTGTTGATGGCATATTGTTTTTTCAATAATCTGAATACAGAACTCTGGGGCTTTTGCGTCCATCCAATAATCTGGATTTTCAAGATCTGTAAAAAATCTGTTTACTGCCTGCTTTAATTCTTTACAGGCAATTTTCTTTCCGTTTCTGATGCTTTCGGCGTACTCAAGAACCGAACCCCAGTTTTTCCCCTTAACCGCTTTCAATGCTCATAAGCGCCGCAGCAAGTCCACCGTGTTTTTCATTCTTTGGCGCATCTCCTGTCATTTTCTTATAGCTGGATGGCGTAAGCCCTAATTCACGCCAGTACGCCAGAGCGCTTTTATTAAGGTCATCCCATAAAACCAGCAATGGATTTTTAGTCATGTTCGTGGAACCACCTTTGTTTGTATATTGGATTACGGATGCCCCACCAGACTTCTGAAACTCTCTGAACGTTTTATCTCTCTGCTCCAATATTCCTGCAAGTGTTTCCACTGCTGAATCATAAGCGTCTTTTTGCACTCCAAGTGCAGTCATTTGTACAATAATTAATGTTTTCCATTTGGATTTCGTCATAAACTGCACCCCTTTTACAAAAATTCAGCTCAGAGTTGGAAGAAGTTACCCTCGCCATTTGAGGGATCCAGACTGTAAACATATGTTGAGGGGGGGGGCTAATATCTATATCTCATTGCTCCCGCCTTTTCTGGATGCTGTTTGTTATGGCAGGCATGACACAAACTTATAAGATTGTTATCATCGTATGCAAGCTCAGGGTATTCATCAGAATGTTTTATGTGATGAACCTCTCTTGCAGCTATCATCTTTCCATACCTCTTGCACTCTTGACATAAATAGTTATCTCTGCGCAATATTTTTAAACGTTTGCGCTTCCATTTTTGGCTTTGATAATCAAACTGTTTCATTGCTTTTATATTAAACCCGTTATAGGCTAAATCTTCTTGCCGGGTCTTCCCCGGCATCATTGCTTTGTTGACCCGGTGTGCGTCCGGGTTGCTTTACCAATTGGCATATGGAGAAAACGGGATTTGAACCCGTGAACGCTACCAGGCTATACCTTTAAGCTGCTGTGCCGCCCAGCTCTTTCTCCATGCATCGACGTCTTTCCGTCGTGTCAGCCTCTTGTACTTTGAGGCGCGTCACGTATTACGGGCCTCTAATTACCCGTTCTCCGATACGCATCGAAGCCGTTCTCAACCGATACGTTATGCTTTGGTGTGCCGTTTGACCTCACGCAGACAAGCAACACATATTCAAACAAGGAACAACATTAGAATCATATAGAAAATCGCTCTTTGGCGATCATCTTTTAATAGCCAATATATTGCCATAATTGCTTCGATTACAAAGGCTATCGCTTTGATTATCTGCATGTTGTATCCTCCTATAGGTCTACCCCGCCATGGTACGCTGCCTTCCGGCTCGCGTGGCGGGGTCTGTATCACAATCCGGGCTGCTGTATCTACCGGCGCGCATGATACGCTCCTGCAAGGAGCTTGCGCGGCTCCATTCTGCAAGTGGCGCAGATGTTGCGCATCATTGAGAGGCGTTCTGCGATCTGCTAAACTGATGCGGGTTATATTCCCGACCCGCGGCGGTATTAACCAGCTCTCACGGTTGGCACGTCTGCCAGCGTCGGCCCCACAGGATCGCCTGATCGGTGGCAGCTCGCTTTTTTCCGCGCTTTGCCCGGGCTTTGACGGATCGGCGTCATGGCGTTCCCCAGCGCAGAATGAAAAAAGCACGCAGATTTCTCTACGCGCTTTCTCGATTATATTGTAATTCATTTTTGATACTGTTTACAAGTGACATTAACTGTCATTTACTGCCACAGTCTGCCAAATCTTCATTCAAGTTCATTTCATTTTCATTATCGTTGCAAAATCTACAACTTTTAATTTGATTACATATGAATGAGCCATCTTTCATTTTATCCGCATTGTCTGCATATGCCACAATATTCCCAGAATCATCATAGATACATGATTTCATTCTGCACACCCTTAATCTAAATATTTTTCAAATGATAAATTGCATCGTCATGCAATCGATAAATAGTTCTTTCGCCTACACTTATTATTCCATAAAGAGCTTTTTTTACCTGTGTCCAAGTCATTTGAGTTCCATATCTAAAATCCGTATATCTTAGCCGCAAAATTTCGCGTTCTAACGGGTCTTGCAACGAATCAATAGCTTTATCCACTTCGCGCATCACAGCAAGGTTCTTGGCGTAATCCTCGCTGTGTGATGCACACCAATCAACTCGCATATCTACTGCTTTCATCGGGTCGTGTGCGCCTATGTGCTGACTACCATCTCCGGCCTGTGGTGTAATGCTGGTTTCAGCGGATTTCATCGCCATGATGCGTTGCTCAATGCTTTGATTGGCCCTCCAGTATCGTTCATAGTTCTTAAGCTTTTCATATTCCATTTTTAAACGCCTCCTGATAACACACCACACATACAGGTGGCGTTTCTTTGTTTTTCCTCCATTGGCAATGTTCACACGGATACATCTTTTGTGGTGGGTTCTTTGGCGGTCTCATTTTTTTCAGTTTGCGTATAGCTTCAGTGCGCCAATCTACAATCTCTGGCAATTTACAATCGTTTGTATAGTTATATACCGTAGTCTGAGAACATTCCATTGCTTTTGCAATCAGTGCTATTGTAACGCCTGATTCTCGCATAGAGCGCATCATTTTGATTTCTTTATCGGACATCAAACAGACCTCCGCGCATTGCCACATATTTTCCATAACTGATCGGGCATTCTCCGCGCTTTCGGCGCTCGTTGTTATATGTATCCAGTTCCCTTAAAAATGAACCGAGCTTGTCCCGCTCTCTTATTTTTTCGGCTTTTCTTTTCAATTTTAGTTGTTCTTGTGCTATTTTTTGATTTTCCATTCTCACTTTTTTAGCACATGCATCACAATATTTCCGAGACGAGTTCGGTCTCTTCAATATCATCGGAGCACCACACACTTCACACTGTCGCTCAATCATCATCGAACCTCCCCGAAACCACCAAGCACGCCCAACAAAGAACAGGGCAGGACAGCAGCAGGACAATTCCCACAGCCTTTGCGAAAGCTATGATTATTTCAAGCATGCCGGGGCCTCCTATTCAATTGTGGAAATCTCAGGGAGCCACATTTCGGGGTTGAAATTCAGCGTGTACTTATACTGGTTGACATCTTTAGATGTGACATCCTCCACCACATAAGTGACATTGTCGCTCAGGCCGATAAAGTGCTTTTTATATTCTCCGTTTTCGTCTTCGACTACGATTTCCAGCTGATTATCCTCGGTATCCGCCGTGATGCTCATTTTGCCCGTCATCTGGAACAGGACATCGCCTTGCAGGCAGTTTATTACTGTCACCTGCCGGATATCGTTGAAATTGTCTGCCTGCTGTGATAGGTTGTAGGACACGCGATCTGCTTCGGTAGAGCAGCCGGTCAATGCCATCACAATTAACCATGCCATCATCAATAAGGCTACAACAATTCCATTTTTCATATTTTTCCTCACTTTCATTTTGCGGCCTACTTGAGCCTGTTTTCAAGCCTGCGCACCTTGTACCTTCTGCGGTTTTCCACAGCGTCAAAGCACTCGTACATCATGCAGAGCTGCTCCATCATGATGGACACGTCCGCGATCTCGTCAACGATGGCATCCGTTGCCGCTGGCTTTTCGTTCACGCCGGCGCGACGCATTTTACAAATCGCCTTAATGAGTTCGCTCATTTCTTCGATGGCAACATCCTCCTCCGCTGGCTGTTGTAGCCATTGCAATGTCAAATCCGGATATTCATAAAAATCATCATTAAGTTTAGTCGAAAGAAACTCCGCTCCCCGGATGCGGTCGGCGTTGGTCGAATGACACGTGCGCTTGCGCTCTGCTGCATCCATCATGCAATCCAGCGCAATTGCCTTTGACGTATCGCTGATTTCGTGTTTGCCGCAGTGGAATGCTTCATCAAAAAAGTCTTGAATTGCCGATTGTAGTTCTTCCCGTGTCACGTGTTTCCCTCCAATCCGCGCCACTCCCAGCAGTCTTTTTTGCCGCACCGTGTGCTCCCCTCATCGGTTTCGTACTTACAAAAAAAGCATTCAGTATAAAAACTAACAGCGTATTTTAAATCATTGACCGCCGCATCCCTCTCCGCCTTGTATCGGTCGCGCTCTGCGGCCACCGTGGCAAGTTCGCCTATGAGATTCGTGTTGTCGATTCTTTCGTTTGTTAATTCGGCGCGCAATTGTTCAATGCGGTCTGCCGCTTCCGCTGTAATGCCTCCATGATTTTGGTATTGAGCGGAGTATGCGTTTAATCGATCCACAAACTCTTTATCTGTCATTGTCGGCCTCCTTAAAAAAGCAATTCCCGCAATTGTCGTACCGCATAGGCAAATCTTTTATGCTCTGCAAAATTTTATAGGCTTGCAGCAATTGGGTAAGGTTGAAATATCCGAAGTGGCATTCATTGACCGGAATGCCCATCTGTATAGCAAGCCATGCATACAAGTCTTTCCGTTTTTTTCGAGCCTTCGGCTTTCCTTGCCACAACGGGTCAAAAAGAGAATGGCACATCTTTTTTCCGTTCCGCATTCGCTCATCCGCCAAAATCCCAAACGCTTCCCTCGGACGCGGCTTGTGAGTTCCAACATATGCCCCACATGATTGGCACAGGTAGCAATACCCACTTCCATATTCCCGTCCATAAATGCGGGAATTTGATGTGTAAATGACCCTGCCGCCACAGATATTACACTTTGTCGGGTGCGTGTTTATCATGCTCTGCCTCCATTTCCTCCAGCGCGGCCTCGTCTCCAATTTCCCACCGCAGTTTCATCTGCGCAGGACACAAATCCACTTCCGGGCGTCTCCTACCCGTCCAACGCAGCCCGCCAGCTTTCCCCACACATTTCCACCCCGCAGCACGCAGGCTTGTGCCCGGTTCGTTATCGAGTATGTAGGTAATCAGTTTATGGTATCCCATAGCACGCGCAGCCCTCCACGCCGCCGCGTAAAGCATGGAACAGGCATTGCGGGTTCCATCGGTACAAAGACGATTTACTTCAAGTGTCCATCCATCATCCAAGTAACGGGCAACCGGACGGCCAACAATGGCAACGCCGACTATTTTCTCTCCGTCTGTGCATGCGATGGAGAACTTATGGCCAACCGTGGGCCTGTGATGGCGGTGATGCTCTGCGACAAAAGCGTTTGCTTCTTTCAATGTCACCGGGCATACTTCAAGCATTGTTTTCGCCCCCCATCGCATCCAGCGCGGCCTCTGCGGCTTCGCGTGGGAATTGCGTTTTACATGAATAACAATAGTAATACTGCCAATCAATTCTGGGGAAAAGCCGCATCTTCCCACACTTTGGACATTTCAGCGCTTTGGGATCTATTTTGACACGTCCCTCCCTGTCCGCCTGCGCCAGCTCGCGGAGGCGGCCGGGCGTCACGCCAAGTATCTGCCCAGCTAATTTTAGTGTGGCGTCCTCGTTAAACGCCTTTTTCATATCCTCCGGCTCCAGCCCGGTGTCCTCATAGGCGGAGAGGCGTTCAACCCAGTCTCCACTGTATTCTGTATCGCCAATTTTAAGCCGCCATTTCCCACCGTCAAAGTATGTATATCTTTCCATATCAATCCTCCCGTATGTCTCCAGCCCACTGCTCGGCCATGGCTTTTGCAATGCCGGGAAATGTCTTTGCGCGGTTTTTGGCCCTGTCTTTTGTAAACATTCCCCTATGCTTGTCTTGATGTTTATGAGAATACGAACCAGACGGACACCATGTGGCAATAGGCTGAACAGGCTCAACAGGTACAAGAGGTTTTACCCCGCGTTCCCATAAACAAGTTTTTTTCGTGTAAGGATGTTCTTTTCCGTAATAGTCGTGTGGCTGGACTGTCTGCGTATAGGGCGGCAATTCATAAATTCTACTCGGAACTGGATTTTCTACGACAACTCGATCACAATCAGCTTTCCAAAGGGTTTCAAAAAACGCTTTCGCTTCAAGTCCTTTTTGATAACGTTCTTCGTTCAGCTTATGTCCTTTCCAAAGATGCCTTGCTCCTGCGTTTGATAGATAAGTACAAGGCGGGTGACAAATTAATAAATCCCATTTTGATGTGATTTCATGTTCTTTCCCGTCCATTGTTTTAAATTTGCACCGTCCATTTATAAGCGGAATCACATCTTGCATGATGTGCCATTCTGGGTGCCCGCCGCTGCATGGTTCAATGTCGCAACTGTATGCCTCATGTCCTAGCCTGCGCATTTCGATTGTTACCGCCTGCGATTCTTCGCAGGCTACTAAAATTTTCACTTCGTGTCCTCCCTGCGCTTGCCCCAACTGCAAAAATCGTCTGGATTTTCTCTGTCCATATGATGAGAACACCATTCTAATCGAGGTTTGTTATAGTTTCGGCACTCCCGGCAGTAGCACGCGCCAGAAGCGTGCACTGGGTCGATGGTTGGTTCTTGGCTCAACCTTTTGATGAGTATCTCGAAAATTTTATATACTGCGATTTCTTCTTTTTCTCCGGTTTTAATATCAAGCATATCCTGCCATTTTTTCGACAGCGCATTCGCGTCAATCAGCCTTGCCATTGTCTTCTCCTTTCAGTGGTCTGCCGCACATGGGGCAGAACTTTGGCTCATAAATACCGACAGTGTGCCACTGATTGCCGCTCAATTCCTCAAACATAATAGCCATAGGCTTTCCGTTACCTGACCTGATCATAATGCGTTTTTGCTGTTCAGATTCCCCAACGTAATGATACGAAAGGTCGCATCCTTCAAGGTCTGGTTCAAGCGTAGCATCAAAACAGAATCGGCATCCCTTGCTCCGTTCCTCACGCTCTTTGATGGCGGAGATTGCATGCGCACAGGCTTCTTGAAACTCTTTCCGGTAACACTCGTTCCCGATATACGGCTCAAACCGAGCAATCGCCTCTCTGTCAGTCATTGTCATTCCCTCCGTCCATCTTGGCGCCGCAGTTGGGGCAGTAATTATCAACAATTCTCACATGGAGGCAATGAGAGCAAGTGCCCACCTCATGCCCGTTTTCTTCATGGAGTTCTATCCACTCACCATGCACCACCGGTGCGGCGTCAACTGCGGGTGCGTCCTCTATGTCTCCGACATCTACCACTTGCACATATCCGCACTGTGTATCTGCTTCCCATGCTTTTTCTATCAGCGCCTTTCGGCTTATCAAATCGTCCATTTTCTTTCTCTCCAATCACATCGGCTCTACGCCCATCTTTTCGTTAAATTGTTAATTGCTCAAAATCAGCAGTCTGTTCTTCACGTGCCATAGCTTGCAGCATTTTGATTTTTGCAAGCGTATAAATCCCCTTGTCCACCTCAAACCCATATGCGCTTCTGCCGAGTTCATACGCTGCGCGTAATGTAGATCCGCTGCCTGCGCATGGGTCTATTACTACATCCCCGATATCCGTGAATATTCGTATCAGCTTTTTTAACAGCTTTACAGGCTTCTGCGTCGGATGTATTTTGGGATAAAGCTTCGTGTTGTCATTCTCCCATGCAAACCAGTTATAGATCATGCTGCCGTCATTGTTGAATTTTGGAAGCTTGTCCCGGTATAAAACAACCGCAAACTCTGTCGCTCCCACAATCCGCATGTTGGCTTTTAAGACCTGTGCCGAATAATTTTTGATGAAAAACAAAGGATAGCTCTTTTCAAACCCGTACCGCTTCCCGTATTCGCTCACCGTTTGCATTTGCTCGTATGCGCAGAACACAATCATTGCCGGGGCCTTTCCGCGTTCTTTTGGCTCTTTCACCAGCATTCGACTGCAAAAATGCATGTACTCGGCAATTTTAAAGCGCCCGTCTGTATTAAAAAAGCTCTTTTTAGCAAGCTTGCTCTCTCCGTTTGAGTTATCACCGCCGTTATACCACATGGGATTACTCGCATATGCGTTCGTTCCGATATTGTACGGTATGTCCGCGATTATCAATTGCGCCTTTGGTATGTTGTACCGCCTATAATTTTGATAGTTGTCATGGTATAGTTCACATTTCAGTGTGTTTTCTTTTGCAGCGTTCACAATGGAGCCACCCCCATCTTTTCATATGCAACCGATATCGCATGTTTCATTTCATCGGTAAAAGTATCTCTTCCGCCCTGTGCAAGGATCTCCAGCAGCTCCTGCCGCATCCGCGTATAAAACGTTCCAACCTCTCGCTCGTCAAGTTCAAGCTCTATCGCGGCGTTGTAATGCGCCAGCGCCATGGCTTCGCACACAGCGTCGATTCCTTCACGGATGCCGTTGTTTTTCGCACGGGCAAGCGTAAGCGCAAGGTTTTTGCTCATTCGGCCCACATCCTTGTTACAGTGATT